AGCTCGCGCGCACCGGCGATGCGCGCAAGTTCCACATCATCGGCGAGGCCACCCTGCAGGTCTCCAACGAGGCCGCGCACTTCGTGATCGCCGACCTGAGCTGACGTCGATCCTGGCGGGGCGGTTCGTCCGCCCCGCCTTTCCTTTCACGACAGGAGAAGCCATGGCCCGCAAAGCCGACCCCGCGACCCGCACGATCTGCCTCACCGTCGATCACGTCCACCTGCCGTCCGATCTTCTCGCCTCCGACTGGCAGACCGCGACCGATACCGCGCGCTATTCCGCCAAGGTCGACGGCAAGCGGGCCAGGTACGAGGTGCATGCGGCGCTCGCCGACTTCCTGATCGACCGCGACCAGGCGATCGAGGTGCCGGCCGAACGGACGGAGGACTGACATGCCTCGGCATTCGGCGATGCTGTTCCTCGATCCCGAGGCGCGCATGGCAAAGCTGTTCCATCGCCTGCACGACGGCGGCTGGGCGCACGAGACGGTGCAGGACGTGCAGCCCATCCTCGACGCCAACCGCGCGGCGCAGACCCATTGCGATCCGCGCAGTGCGAGCCGCGAGCTGCGCCTGGTGGCACGCGTGCCCGCGATCTTCGTCCAGAAGTGGTTCGACGAGGAGGGCATCGACTTCTGGTCGCCCGACCCGGAGATGCAGCGCCGCATCGACGCCAGGCTGAACGACCCCGACTGGCGCTGGCTGCGCACCGACAGCTCAGTGCTGTGATGAGGATCACCGGTACTGATGCCGATTCATCGGAGTGCGGCACTGAAGTGCCGCTCCTTTGGACCGCGGGCTTCCAGCCCGCTCATTCGGCGCATTCACATGTAGCGTGAAAGATGCGCGCGGTCCGCATGACCGTGGGCGCCACCGGGATGGCGCGCTCCTCTGAGGAGGAATCGTGTTGGCAATGAAGAGGGTACACTGATGGCTGTCCAGATCACGACCTATGCCGGCCTGCAGTCTGCGCTCGCGGCATGGCTGGCGCGCGACGGCGATGCGGAGCTTGCCGCGCGCGCCGACGACTTCCTCGCGCTCTGCGAGGCGCGGATGTATTTCGGCAAGCCCGCGCTCGAGGCACTCGGCATTCCCGAGCACGAGGCGGTGCGTATTCCGGAGATGTACCAGTCGAAGGCGGATTTTGCGCTCGCCCAGGGCGTGGCTCAGCCCCAAGGCTTCCTCGAGCTCGTCGAGGCGACGCTGAACGGCACGTCGTGCCCGCCGCAGCCGCTGCAGATCGTCGAGGAAAGCATCATCGACAGCATGAGCCCGTATGCAAGCGCCGCGCCCCGGATGATCGCGGTCTCGGGCACCGGCTTTCGCCTGTGGCCCGATCCCGGCAGCGACGCGTGCACGGCGACCTTGCGCTGGTACGGCATGCTGCCGACACCCTCCGGCGCCAACCCGACGAACTGGATCCTCGCCAACGCACCCGGCGTCTATCTCAACGGCTGCCTGCTCGAGGCGGCGATCTTCACCCAGGATCCGGACGGCGCGAAGTACTACGCCATGCTCTACGCGGCCGACGTGGCCGGCCTGAACGTCCGCCGCCAGCGCGTGCTCGCCTCGGCGCAGAACGTCCGCATGAAGCTTCGCGCGAGGACGCCCTGATGGCCGCGATTCCCTTCGCCGAATGGCGGCCCGACATGCCCGATCTCGGCCAGTGGGCGCGCGAGGCGCTGAACGTGGTGCCGGCCGAGGAGAGCTACACGCCGTTCAACGCGCTCGCGACCGCGACCAATGCGCTCGGTGCGCGCGCCCAGGGCGCCGCCTGGTTCCGCTGTCCCGACGGCACGCAGAAGATGTTCGCGGGCGACGCGACGAAGCTCTATCGCCTCGACGGCTCGACCTGGAACGACGCGAGTCGCACGGCGGGCGGCGCCTATGCGCCGGGCGGCGACGGCACCTGGCGGTTCGAGCAGTTCGGCCCGCTCGCCGTCGCGGTGAACGGCGTCGACGCGCCGCAGAAGTTCGATCTCGCCGCCGGCACCGACTGGACGGCGCTGGGCGGCGCGCCGCCGGTCGGCAGCTTCATCGCCAATGTCGGCGATTTCCTGGTGATGGCCAAGATCGGCGCAGCGCGCCAGCGCGTGCAGTGGTCGGCGATCGACGACTGCGAGAGCTGGGGCAGCGATCCCGCGACGCAGGCCGATTTCAACGACGAGCCCGACGGCGGCGACATCACCGGCCTGGTGGGCGGCGAGTACGGGCTGATCCTCCAGGAAGCCGCGATCCGGCGCATGACCTACGAAGGCTCGCCCGTCGTCTTCCGCATCGACAAGATCGCGAGGGACCTCGGCGCCAGCATTCCCAACAGCGTCGCGGGCGTCGCCGATCTCGCCTTCTTCCTGCACAAGTCGGGCTTCTACATGATCGAGGGCGGCCAGCAGGTGACGCCGATCGGCCGCGGCAAGGTCGACCGCACCTTGTGGCGCGAGTTCGACGAGACCAATGCCTTCCGCGCCTCGGCCGCGATCGATCCGGTGCGCGGCCTCTATATCTTCGCCTATCCCGCCAACGGGAGCGCGGGCACGCCCAATCGGCTCTTGATCTACAACTGGCGCACCGCCCGATGGTCGCGCGCGCTGCAGGCCTGCGAGCTCGTCTATTCGGGGGTGGCGCAGCAAAGCCGGACGCTGGAACAGCTCGACGCCTTCGGCACGCTGGAGACGCTGCCCTTCTCGCTCGACAGCAGCTACTGGACGGGCGTCACGTCGCTGCTGCTGTTCGGCTTCGACACGGCGCACAGGGCGGGCGCCTTCAACGGCGCGGTGATGCCGGCGACGGTCGAGACGGCGGAACTGTCGCCGGGTGACGGCCGGCGCATGACCTTGCGCGGCTGCCGGCCTTTGATCGACGGCGGCGCGCCCGCGCTGGCGGCCGGCGTGCGCGAGAGCCAGCAGGCGATCGTGAGCTACACGCCCTTTGTCGCCCTGACCGGCGCGGGGCTGGCGCCGCTCCGCCGCAGCGGCCGCTATTTCCGGCTGCGCGCCGTGCTCGCCGCGGGCGCCGCCTGGTCGAACCTGCAGGGCATCGACGATCTCGACTTCCGCGCGGCGGGCCGGCGATGAGCCTGCCGGCGCTGGCGAGAAATGCCGACACGCTCGCCATCACCACGACCGTGAACCGGCTGGTGCGCGCCTTCAACCGGCCCGACAGCCTGCCGACGATCGTCGGCGCCGACACCGGGACCGCGACCGCCTACGCGATCGCGCCCGTGCCGGGCATCGTGCGCTACGAAGTGGGGCAGGAGTTCGTCTTCCAGGCCGGGCACGCCAATTCGGGCCCCGATCCGACTCTGGCGGTGAACGGCCTCGCCGCGGGCACGATCAGGTTCCTCGACGGCACGGCGCTGGCGGCGGGCGACATCCCGTCCGGCGGCTGGGTGCGGGCGATCTGCGCCTCGACCAGCCCGACCTTCGCGATGGTGACCTGCGCGGCGTCGCTCAGGGCGGCGCTGCTGACGGCGCGCGGCGACCTGATCGTGAGGGGCGCGAGCGCGCCGCAGCGGCTGGCGCTCGGCACGGCGGGACAGGCGCTGCTGAGCGACGGCACCGATGCCGTATGGGGCTCGCCGATCCAGAGGGCCTCGATCAGGACCGGCGCGTTCGCGTCAGGCACCACGACGATCCCGCTCGACGACACGATCCCGCAAAGCAGCGAGGGCAACCAGTATCTTTCGCTCGGCCTCACGCCGCGCAGTGCCGCCAGCACCCTGGTCGTGGACGCGACGCTCGTCTGCGCGACCAGTGCGGCGGCCTGGATGGTCGCGGCGATCTTCCGCGACGGCGACGCGAATGCGCTCGGTGCGGCGATGCAATACAACGACACCGCGAGCGGCGGCCGCATCTTCCGCATCACCTGCGAGGCCGAGGCGACGGCAACGACGCCGACCACCTTCAAGCTGCGCGCCGGCGCGGGCAGCAACACGCCGGCGACGTTCTACGTCAACGGCACGGCGGGCGTCCGCTACCTGGGCGGCGCGATGCTGTCGGGCATGAGCATCGCGGAGTACGCGTGAGCGGCCAGGCGCGCGCGAGCGCCGGCCCGCTCGCGACCGGCATCCCGGTGGCGCATCTTCCCCTGGTGTGGCGCGATCTCTGGCCGCTGCTCGAGCCGGCCTGGCGGCGATCGCCGGAGCGCGACGATCTGCCGGCGGGCTTGCGGGCGCGTCGCCTGCAGCTCTGGGCGATCTACGACGGGCCTGTTCCGGTCGCCGCGGTGGTGACGCGGCTCAACCGGCACATCGAAACCGGCCGTCTCGACTGCCGCATCTGGCTGGTGGGCGGCCGCGACGTCGCGCGCTGGCTGCCGGACTTCCTGGGCAAGCTCGTTCCGTGGGCGCGCGCCGAAGGCTGCGCCCGCCTTTCCGGTTCGGGCCGCAAGGGCTGGACGCGGATCGCGCGCAGGCTCGGCTGCGTGCGCGACGGCGAGGAGGCCGGCAACCCGGTGTGGCGGCTCGATCTGCAGGCGATGTGAGCGAGTCGCGCGGAGCAGCCTCCGCGCGTTGACGCTCGCGGTCCGAAAGAAGCCGTCCTCTTCCGGACCGCGAGCCTCCGGCTCGCATCAAGAAGTTTGACCGTCCTCCGAATGTCCTGATTGCGAGGCGCAGGGCCTTCTTCTAAGTACACATTCGTCAGCCGGCATCGTCGCGCCGCTTCCTCGGGAGCGGCGCGGGGACAAGCGGCGAACTTCACTGCCACCCCTGGCTCGCTGGAGATTCGCGCTTGTCCGATCGCATTTCCGTTTCCCGTTCCCGCCGCATCGCATCCGCCGAGGTGACGCCGTGAGCGGCGGCGGGTCGAGCGGCACCACCTGGCAGCAGTCGCAAAGCGAGAGCGGGCCGCCCTCGTTCCTGCAGCCCTACCTGCAGGGCGGCATCGGCGATCTGGTCGCGTGGTACAACGCGCACCCGACCGCGCCCGCCTACTACGGCGGCGAGACGGTGGCGCCGCTGTCGACGCAGAGCCAGGGCGCGATCGACATGGCGAGCCGCCTGGCCGCCGACGATCCGCCGCTCACGGCGGCCAACGGCGCGCTCACCCGCTTCCTCGGTGGCAGCTACGTCGATCCGCGGAGCAACCCCGATTTCCAGAGCGCGCTCGCGGCCTCGTTCCAGCCCGCGCTCGACGCCTTCTCGCGGCAGGTCCTGCCGGGCATCGGCTCCGCCTACTCGGCCGCGGGACGCTACGGCAGCGGCGCGCGGGCGAGCGCCATCGACCAGGCGACGCGGACGCTCGACGACAGTCTCGCGAACGCCGCCGCGAGCACCGGCGCGAACTACTACACCAACGCGCTCGGCCAGCAGCTCCAGGCGGCGCAGCTCACGCCCGGCCTCAACGCCGCCAACTGGCAGAACGTGTCGGGCCTCGGCGCGGCCGGCCAGATCGTCGACCGGCAGCGCCAGGCGCAGGATGCGGCGGCGCAGGCGGCCTACAACTACGACGCCAACGCGCAGATGAACTACATCGCGCAGTATCTCGCGATGCTGAACGCCGGCTATCCGGGCGGCACCACCCGCGGCTCGGCCTTCACCGGCAGCTCCACCTATCAGGCGGCCGATCCGTTCAGCCGGGTCGTGGGCGGGATCGGCGCGCTCGGCAGCCTGCTGGGGATGCTGTGATGACGCCGAACCTCCTCGCCCTCCTGCAGGCCGCGCAGATGGCGCAATCGCACCGGTCGCCGGGCTCGTCGCCTGACCTGTCGCTCGCCCCGCGGCTCGGCGGCCCGATCGCGCCGCAGCGGCCGACGCCGGCCTTCCACACGCCGCCGACCGGCTTCGCGCCGGCGCCGGCCTTGCCGCGGCCGCCGACGTTCGATCCGGCGCAATTCGTGAAAAATGTCGGCGGGCTGGCCGGCGCCATGCAGCGCCTCGGCGTGCAGCCCGGCGACGCAACCGCCGCCGTCGCGACGGGCCCGGTCGACGGCGACAGCGATGCCGGGTTCTTCGGCCGGCTGCT